GAAGAAGAAGTAAAGAGAGCTCAAGCAACCCTAATCGCAAGAAAAATCAAAGAAAAAGAGAAGAAAATCAAGAAACTGCAATTAGAAGAATTTGAAGCAAAGTATGGTAAATAATAAAGCTTAGCTGAAGCAATACTAAACCCCAGAGAATCGTTGATATCAAATAATCCAACTAGACTAAAACTCAACTACAGAATCCGCGTAACCTTACGTAACGCAAGTAGTAAGTATGCTCTAGGCCAACTACCTGAGATCGATCCCAGAGATATATACATAAACCTGCTTGTTGACATGATTTAACAGAGAGTTATTCCCTTAAACTCCATTAAATTCATCTCGATAAACAGTCGAATGGCATATGTCAAACTCGCCTCATTGTAGAAGAAACAACAACTCGACGCCTTCAATCAACCCACTGAAAAACGAGTATAGACTCAACGTGAAGGAGCAATATTTCTCGGTGCTACAAAACTTTTCGGTTCAGCCTTAGCAAACACACCTTACATCGATCCTATAGTACTTACAACTCTAGATGCCCCATTACTTGCTGGTTTACACGTCGACTCATGCGTGAATATCCCCATGCAAGCATAAGCCACTTAACAGCAACGTGACTTGGAAGTAATCGGACAACGAATCCATGCCAATCCTAGAGGTACAGTGAACAAAGACATGCTACAGGTTCTTGCTAAGAACGGTTTCGAAGTATATATGAACTAGCCACGTAATACTACCTAAAATGGCGGACATACTAACCTTAGATACTCACAAGACCTCCATACCGCTAAGATCCTTAACTAAATCGGCGATGCAATCCGTTCATAACCCACTAAAGAACATGTAATAATCGATGTCGGCGCAAAATTCAAGAAATACGAAAATTTGTTCCACCACATGTTTAGAAATGATAATCTTGACATTACTTATATACCAATACGCCCAAGAGAATCGGATTATGACAAATAATACTACAATTAAAACCTCGATGCATATAATAACCTCATTAATCGTAGTATTAAAAGAACGCTACCTGTCTAATCCACATTACAAAACTTTATGGAAAACCCGATAACCCACAACGAACTTGGACCTTCATACTGGTCGCACCTCGATGAAACCAAAGTATACCACTTCTTGTTTATAGACAGCCACTATTATTTTGCAGATTTCAAACCAAGCAGATTCCGAAACAGTTTATGCTATGTCGCAGGTGGTGAGTTCGCCTCATTACCTGGGTAATACGCATTACCCTGTTTCGAAGGAACCTACCGAGTAATACCTGGAACACGTAAAATTATCAAGAAAAGGCCATATTGGTATCGCTGCCTGTAAATAGCATGCACGTTAGCAAATATATTTGTGTTCAAATCCAAGAAATCATACATCAAAGCATCTCATAAAATCTGTATACCCCTGATGTCTGCTGCCGCCTTATATATTGCCGCTAAATTCGCACTACCTAAACTCCAAATAGGACACGACGAGATCCGTATGTTGACACGTTCCTCTGGAAAAGTCTATAGTCACCCATAAATCCGATTAAAAGAATGCCAATAGAGAACCAGATTCGGATGGTATAACCACGTAACGACTGTATGCTTAATGGACGAATACCACAAGAATTTTCTACCAATGACTTCCGCTGTCACAACCACTATACCATGGTCCGCATCACCACAGGCTCAATTTTTTATCGATTATTTTAACCAACATTCAAATTTGAAATTAACAGTGATCGATGCCTAGATTAGATAGTGGAGGAATTTCTCAAAGACATGCTACCCAAAACACCTGTCCATCAAAATGTCCGATGTGCAATCAGAGAATAACTGGCTCGCCACAATACCAATAGGCTAATTCGAGTCAACGTTCAAGTACGAATGGTATCAATAATTCACCCGTAACCTGTTACAAGATCACGAATTCAAAACCATAGGAGACGAACATTAATATAACCTCGTATAAAACGATATCCCTGCCGCAGATTGTACATACCTCGGTGCCCTGGATCAAACCTTCATGGAAAAATTAGACGAAGTATCTAAATACATCCCGAATTTCAACCAACGTGAATACATCGGATAAGAGATACGAACAGACAACTAACCTAAATAGATCATGGAAAATTTTGACGTAAATAAGACTGAACACATCTATAAAATTGCTAAATATTACTCGAAACCCGTCCCAGAGAGAATTGACATTGCCGATATAAACACTGACTTCATACCGCACCAATTGAATTTTGATTGGGCGTAGCAAATTAGAAACATCAACATTTTTCTCGCTAATAATAAGACACCAGTCATGATTTCCGGTGATGGACTCAAGCCGCTCGATACTGAATCGCTCGTCTTCAAGACAGGTTCGAATGTCATCAAGACTAATACTCCGGTAAGTGAGATTGTTTGGGCTTCTAAATGTCTTCATAATTCTGTAGCTGCACTTTTCACCCGATAATTTAAGCCTCGGAATACTTTCGACCACGTTTATCTCGCTCAATTCGCCGTTATGATGCAACAATTCCTGCCGTGGTTCGCTCAGAATTTCAAGTTCAACGAATCCGAGATAGCTAGAATCCAGAATGAAGATCCATGCGACTACTACAGGTAACACCCAACCTTTTCGATCGCGAAGAAGCAGAAATACATCAACACGAGTCTTAAACAACTAGATGGTACATCTGATGTGCGAGCCGGATCATTCATGCAGATGGTTAAAAGCAACGAAACCTTCACAACAGATCTTTCATACGAAGATATCATGGAATTAGTTAAAGAAGGTAACGGTTTTTTGCCAGGCTAAGATTCACGTCCACGTAATATTTGTGTCGGCTCTGAAAACTCATGCGGTCTAGTTCCCTGGATACAAAGCTTACTATGGAGTGCCCTCAAGCGCTTATTGCCAGGATTCTCATAAGGCCAGTCAAAAGAGCAGATGCAGGAGATGATTTAAACTGCCATGAAGCATATGCCTCCAGGAACAAAAGCACACTCGTCTGATGGCTCCGCCTTCGACTCTACACAGAAAGCCGAGACAATGCATTTATGTGATACCCCAATCCTCAATGTCATTTATGATTTCTTGATGCCGCATTTGGAATAGAATAAATGCTTCAAAGACACTGATTTTGCACGTTTTGAACAACACTTCCGCGAATATTCAAACAACGTTGAAGATTATCTTTTTGTACCCATGATCCACGACAATGAAAACGAGTGGTCTGACGAAGCAGTTAATGTCTGGAACCGGGACTGGTCTGTATCTAAGGGCAAATATTGTCTAGCCTTAACTAAACGATTTGTATACTTCAAAATATATGGTTAGACGCTGTCCGGTAAATGTTTACGAACTACATTAGGGAATACGCTCCGGAATCTAATGATGCAGTTCTAATACGCAATTGCTGTCGGTATACCACGACCCTGGGAATAAACCTAAAGACCGACGACTTTCTTCGCAATAGGTGCTGGTGATGACGCTGTAGCATTTACGGCCCCCAATTTTGTACAAGCATATCGTGACTATGTACTCGCCCACACCGCACGTTCATCATCGGATATTGTAGCCATAGGCCTGGGCCAAGTGATAAAAGAAGTCATAACCTCCGAATGGCATGACTTCGATTTTTGCTCTAAATGGGTAACGTCAGTAGATGGTACGATCGAAGGCCTGAAGTTCTCACGCGATTACGAGAAAACACTCAATTCGAAGTAATACTATAATGGCGCAAATAAGATTATGCAAAAGCATCCATATCTACATCCACTCTACATGCTGGAAGGCGTTAAGTCTGAGAAAGGAAGTCGACTGCTAGAAGACATGCTATCCGTGCGCGTCCAGTATTGGAAGAACGTTAGCCCTGCTATTGCACGCTTATCCCCGCATATTGCACAACAATTGTAATACTCTTATAACCAAGACTATTTCAACTAGATGGTCGATGATACTGCCGGATATTAAATGGAATCTTACATAAATACTCGACTTGGCATTAGCATTACCAACCTCCTACGTTTAATCGAGACTTAAACTATAGTTTATCTAGGTTAGACATGTTAGAGACCAGATAGTTCACGAAAAATAAAGATATAAAATCACGCAATCAAGCAACCGCGAAACCTTATACTCGAATTATCTCGTTACAATACATATACCCATCAATGCCACCATAATAACCCGCAAAAAGAGGAAACAGATAACCTTAGACACTCAACTAGAATAGAACAAAGAATAACAACAACAATAGAAACAAATAAGAGAGAAGTAATAAATAGAAACCAAAGCAATAAAGAAACGGCTTCTCGAACTAGAATTCTAACAATTAGATAATTGGTAGCAAGAAGCTCCACAATCTAAGAGTCAGAAATTCTGAATTTGTATCCTTTGTTGATTCCTCATCCCGGATCACCATTGATATCTAGCCCGGATCCCAATCCTTTTCACCTTGGCTCTCCAATATCGCAAATCACTTTGAAAAGTACAAGATCCACGGTCTAACCTTTAGATACGTCCCTTCAGTTGGTGTTACAGTACAAGGTCAAGTTATAGCAGCAATAGACTACGATGCCGCCGATGTTAACACATTACTCACGGCGCAGGAAATATCGGCTTTCTATGGATCAAAAACATCATACATAGGAAATCAGTTGCACTTGCCCTTCATTAAGTAATCCAAAGAATTCTTTACCACAGAAAAGGACAGATAGAGCATACCGAACAACACAGCAATATAAAGCTATTTTGCAGGTAGCTTTATCCTAATCACCAATTCCCCAACTGTAGATGAAAGTTACGGATCCCTATTTATAGACTATGATATTGAGCTGATACTGCCTCAAAACCGGGCTGTCGGTCTTGGCAGTCACACTTAAGACAGAGGATTCGTTGAATACGACGTAACTCTAACAAATTTACCATCATAACCACTAGACTAACCATTCGAAGCAATCACTGAAATAGCATAAAATAGTATGCTTGGTCGATATACCAAATAAGGTACTTCACTCCGTTTCGAAAATGACACTAATCAAATATGGTAAGGCCTATACACTTAGGCATTTAATATTGTACCAACACTGGCAGGAACCTTCCCAAATTTCTTTGCCGTACAATTATTATCAACTGGTATCGGTGCCACCGCTACTAACATTCAAGGAGAAATAATCGATAGAATAAGTTATGCATACGACGAAGTAACCAACACTTTTGCAGCAACTTCCGTATTCACGATCATACCCGGAGCCGCTCTAATACTAAATGCATTCTTCGGAAACTCCATAACGAATCTAAACAACTTTGCCGCCAGTTTCTCGAAATTCCACACCTCTTTTATTCCGTGGAAAACCTTGTCTGGATTAGCTTTAATCTAATTCAAACAAGATGAAAAATTGAAAATGCAATTCTAAGAAGAGAAGTACTTAGAATGGAAGAAAAGCCGTGATGATGACAATATCTCAGTCTCATTGCACGAATTTTCACCCATCCGCAGAAAACCTACCCGCAAGTAAGTTGACGACTGCATAATACCTTGCAAGCAAGATGCTGCCAAAGAGCAACGAACTCAAGTCACTAGTTACTTAGAGTAAGAGGAGTATGATGACGATATAAACACACGTCAGAATACTTCTGATTCCAGCAGAAGAAAAGAACACCCCTAAAACGTTCGATCTAAAGTCTGCAGATAGCCTTCAGAAGACTCATTAACTGTCTTAAAAGGCTGAGCCAACAAAGCTCATCAATCCACCTTAATAAAGGTAGAAAGCCCGACTCTCAGTCGGCTGTTACATTCGATACTACTCGAATATTCAAATAT